CCTGGTCGTCAGCCGATCGCTGGCTGACATTGACCGCGCGCGGCAGATGGCTCAGCAGGGCGTTAATGATCAAGCCGTGGCGGCTGGCGCTTTCGGCGGATCTCGCGCCGGCGTGCAGGCTGCGCTGACGAACGAGGCCTATGCCAAGCAGTCCGCGGACACGGCGGCTCAATTGCGCCAAGCCGGCTTCTCGAACGCCCAGCAGCTTCGCCAGCAGGACATTGCGAACCAGATGGCGTCGGCTCAAATGCGGCAGGGGGCGGCGGGGCAGCTTGGTGCGGCCCAGCAGGCGCAGGACGCCGCTCGCATGGGGCAGATCAACGCGCTCCTGCAAGCTGGCGCTGCCGAGCAGGGCATGACGCAGAGCAACCTCGATCTCGCCTATCGGCAATTCCTCGAGGAGCAGAACTACCCGCTTGCGCAGCTGGCGCTGGGTCAAAGCATCCTGGGTCAGACGCCGATGGGGTCTACCACGCGGGCTCCGATCCGCACGGGCGGGTTTAGTCTCGGCAGCCTGCTGTCCGGCGCTGGGACGCTGGCCATGGGTTTGGGAGCGCCGCAAGGCCTGGGTCTGTTTGGCGCTGCGGCAGCGGGCGCTGCCGGCGCGGCGGGTAGCGGAGGCTGATGATGGCTACACAAGTCCCAATGGCGACGCCCGGCTTGCTCCGGCAGCCGATGCCCTACGTCAACCTCGGCCTGCTTGCGCCGCAGGGGCAGGCGCAGCGCCTACAGGCTCCGGCCCCGTCGCTTGGGCAAGCGCCTGACGCTCTGGGCGGGCTCGGCGAGGGCGCTCAAGCGCTCGGCCAGAATTTTCTGGCAATGGCCAAGGCTCAGCGCGAGGCGGACCTGCAAGCGAAACGGTCGCGGCTGCTGGGTTTCCAGACCCAGGCGGCTCAGCTGGATCTTGACCAGAAGGAACAGGAAGAGGCGCGACAAAAGGCGGCTCGAGGATATGCTGTCAATTACGCCAACATGCTGTCGGAGGTAAGCCCGCGCACGAAGCAGCTGGGGGAAGCTGTCGGGAACGGCGCGACCATGGCGCGCAATGCGCGCGATAATGCGCTTGGCGGCCCAAGAATAGATCCTGCTCCCTTAGAACAGGTGACCGCGCAGCCGCTTCCTCCGCCGGCCCTTGATGCGTCTGCCCAAGACGCATTCCTAACAGACCCTGGCGCAGCGCCTGCCTCTCCTGGCGACGCGCAGCCCGCTGCCCCGCTCGCTGTTGACCGCTTGGCCGCTGCGCCGCAACAGCCAACAATGACGGCAGAAACGGGCGACGTGGTGCCATTTGGCGAGACAGAACAAGCCGCCGACGTTTCTTCCGTAGCGCCAGAAGTTCGCCCCCTGCAGCAAGCCTTTAACGGCCTTACTCAAGAGGAGCGGCGGCAGTATGGAATTCGCTTCGAAAACGCTCAATTTTCCCCCGACCCACAGGCGGCGGTCGATGGCATTCTGAAAGACATGGCCAAGACGATCGACATTGCAGATGCGTCAAAGCTGTATCGCGATACGGTCAAAGACTTCAACAGCAAATCAACCGACTTTGAAGACAAGCAAGACGCTTTCAGAACGCTTGGCAGAGTGCTGGAAGAAAACACCGGCGCTGGGGATATTGCGGCGCTCAAAGTGTTTGTCCAGACCTTCGAGAAAGGCGTCGTGCAAGCCGGGGAGCAGACGCTGGTCCTCGGCAGCACGTCATTGCAAGAGCAGGTGGACGCATTAAGCCAGAAAGCAATGACAGGCACACTTTTCACGCCAGAACAGCGCAAGAAATTTTACGCGGCTGCGGCGGCTGCATATGAAACGGCGAAGATACGTCAGCAGCGGCTTGAGGAAAGTTTCCAGCCGGCGTTCAAAGTGGTTTCAGCGCGAGATCCAGCCTATGCGTTCAGAAGCGCCATTCAAGAGCCAGAGGCGTATCGGCCTGTTGAAAACTGGTGGCTGGGAAAGACGGGGGCAAACAGCGAAGAAGAAATGACGCCGCGCGCTGTGCAGCAGGGCATGACGCCCTCCGACGCTCAAGAGATGATGAACAGCATCAGTATGGAAACTTTTCTGCGTCTGCCTCAAGACGTGCGGGACGCTATTAGCAGGCTCCAAGACAGCCATATTGCAGGCCAAAAGGCATTGAACGAGGCGCGGCAAAAAGGAAGAGGCTAATGGTAGACCCAGCAGAAGCTCAGTTCAAAGATATGCAAAAAAAAGCGGGGTCCGGCGCAACGCCTACGCAGAACTTTCTGGCTCAATTGGGCCTTGGCGCCCAAGAAGGGGTGATGCGGGCGGTTGCTGGCGTTCCAGGCATTCCCGCCGATCTTCTAAATATGGTGCGCGGCATTTCTAAGGCTTTTGGCTGGGCTGAAGAAGGCGGTGCTTTCGACAAAATGATGGACTATGAGCCGGTCCCTGGTCTTGGCAAACTTTTCCGTGGCTCTGACTATTTTATAGAGAGAGCCGGGGCTGGCTTAGAGGCAGCAGGGGCGGGGGAAGTTCCTGTTTTGGGAACTTTTGACGATCCTGTGCCGATCAACGAGCCCGCGCGCGCTTACACTCGGACAGCCGCAGAGTTTGCAACACCAGTGGGCGCGGCTACCAAGCCAGTCGTTGCCGCTGGCCGGATGGTTAGTAATGCGAGCAGGAAAAGGCCGGTACAGGATCTTTTAGATGAGGGAGCGAGCTTTGCGCCATACGCAAGCAACACGCCTCCGCCAGTGCGGCCTATGGGCGCGCCTGTTCCTGGCTTGGCGGCTTTGCCTCGCCCAGCGCCCGCTCCAGACGAAAGCATAATGAGGCGACTGGGTCGCAGCGCCGACGCAACGGGCGCGGGCATTGGCGCTGCCGCCGGCTTAGCGACAGAGTACGTCGACCGCAATATTGAGAGCTTTCCAGGCGCTGCGGCCGGCTTGGGAACGGCTGCTGGGCTGGCAATTTTGGGGCGCAGCATGCCTGGACAAACCGCTCAGAAGTTTGTTGCTGAACGGTTGCCGGAAGACCCAGCAACGCTGGCGCAAGCGCAAGCGATCATGCAGGCCGCTCGCGAAAACGGTATCGAATTGTCGGCAGCGGAAGCCTTGGCGCAGGTGGGCTCTAGGGCCATGCAGCGCACGCTTGGCAATGTCATGGCGTATAGCGATAGCCCAAAGCCAGAAGCGATGGCGATGCGCCGCCAGCAGCAGGGGCAGCAAAAAGCAGCGGTGCAAAAATACCTTGACCGTTTGTCGGGGCCAGAAGGGCTTGCGGACGAGGCCGTGCCCGCTGATGCAGCGGATCTTGCGGCCCAAGCCTATGAGGGCGCTCGGCAGCAGTTGCTTACACGACCGACAAGTCAGCTTTTCGACGCGGCTGGCAACGTAGACGTCGATCCAGGATGGGCCTCCGGGCTGATAAACACGGCCATAAGACAGCAGCGAGAGGTCGCCAAGGGCGGCAGCGTCGATAAGGCCTATGCCTCCTTCATCAACAATTTAACCCGTCGCGTTGTGGACCCAGAAACAGGTAAGGAGAAAAACGTCCTGCAGCTTAATGTAAAACAGCTGCATGAGAACTACGCGGAGCTTCGCGAAGAACTGCAGCGGCAAGCCGATCAAGGCAAGAAGTCCGCGCAAATACGCTTGGCGGGTTTGCAGAACGCAATGGTGGACGGGCTCGAAGACGCGAGCCCTGAGTTTGCCGAGGCGATGAACATATACCGGCGCTATGCCGATCCGTTTGAAAGGTCAAGGCGTCAAACTGCTGGCGTGGCTGCGGACTGGGCTGAAAGGCAAAAGTCGTCACAAGCTCAAGCCGATGTGGGCATTACGCCAGAAGGCTTTGCCAACCTGCTCTTGCCGAGAAACGGGAAAGTATCGCCAGATCAAATAGCGCGTTTCTTTCGTGTGCTAAAGCGAGGTGATGCCGAGATCATTGATCAGGTGCGCGCATCTCTCGGCGAAGGGGGCATCCCTACCACTGTCCCTGCCGATCGCGCGGCAGCTTCTTCTGTGATCATTAGAAAGCTGGTTCCTCAGATGCTGGGAGCGCGCTTGCAAGAGGCGTTTAATACAGACAGCGCCCAAGCTGGGGCAAGAAGCTATAGCCGAAAAGACTACTTCCCCGCCGACAAACAAGCCGCCGTGAAGCAACTGCTTATAGAGGCGGCTGATGCCTCTGGCGTTGAGCGAGCCGGCCTTGTTAATGGCTTCCACAAGCTCATGGAAGTATTGTCGGCAACGTCTGAATTTCCGGCTGTTGGCGCGGCAACAGCTGGCCGCGCGGCAGAAGGCGTAGAGGCAGGCTTGACTAGCGGCGTTAGCAAGGGGGGGCGCGCCTTGTCCTCGCTTACCTCTATTGGGTCATCCGACTTCTTGCCCAAATTGGTGTCAGATCGCTTGGTCGAAGGCGGCCGGCGCATGACGTATCGCGCGCTTGGCGAACTTCTCACGCGACCTGATGGTCTAGAGATCCTTACAGACCTTGCAAGCAAGAAAGCGCGCAACCCGCGCACCGCGACAATGCTGGTCCGATCGCTTTTGTCCTTGCAGGCCTCGGCGTCTGACGACGCGCGTCGATCTGAAGACCAATGACCTCCCGCGCTCTCGCCGCAGCAGCCGCTCTTTGGGCGGCTTTTTTTGCGCCTGTGGCGATGGCGCAGACCCCGTGCATGGATCTCGCCCAAGCGGCGGAGAGGCTTGAGCGCAGCCACGGCGAGGTGCCGACATGGCGGGGCATGTCCGCGCGCGGCTACATGATCGTGCTGTTTGAGAGCGCCGAGACAGGCACCTGGACGATCGTCATGGTGCGTCGTGACGGGCTGGCGTGCCCTCTGGACGCCGGCCTCGCCGCAGAGAAGCTGACTAGGAGTAAGCCGTCATGACCCCCGAGGAAAGAGATCGGCTTGCCAAAGCCGAGCAGGCCATCGTCGACATGCGAGACGACATCAAGGCGATCCGTGGAGACTGTCAGCAGCTCACCAAGGCGCTCCACATGGGGCGCGGCGGGTTTTTCGTGATGCTACGCTTGGGGGCGCTCCTCGCTGCGGTAGGCGGCGGCAGCGCGTGGTTATATGACCACCTCCGGTGATGCTGGCTATGGCCCGCACGCCACCGGCAAAGCCGCCGAGGCGATCGCCATCGCATGGCTGTCGCGCCGAAAATTCGAGTGCTTCACGGCCTGGGGGAGCCACAGCCTCTGTGATCTGGTGGCCGTCAAGCGGCGCGGCGTTGTACCTGCGTCGGTGACGCTGATCGAGGTCCGCGCGACCGACTACGCGGGCAGCGGCCACCGCCGCCTGTCAGCTGATCAGGCGAGGGCTGGGGTCGAGCTGCTGCTCGTCTATCCAGATGGTAATTGCGCTTGGGCCAACGCTGAGCAGGGCGGAGAGGCGGATGAGTGACAAAAAGCTAGTCAACGTGGAGGTCGATCGTGTGGACGAGTGCATTCACGTCACGTCGAACGGCAGGCGCTGGGAGCTGACGCCGGAGCAGGCCGAGAGCCTCGCGGTGCTACTTATCCGCGCAGTGCGGGAGGGCCAGGAATGACGATCGTGCCGAGCATTGGCGACCTACAGACGGCGGCGAGGACTATTTTCGGCGAGGCTCGAGGCGAGAGCGACGAGGGTCAGCGCTGGGTGGCGGCGACCATCATCACCCGCGCGCAGCGAGGCGGATGGTGGGGCAGCACGCTGGGGACGGTCGCGAAGAAACCGTGGCAGTACAGCTGCTGGAACAGCCGCGACCCGAACAGGCGGATCGTTGAGAGCCTGCAACCTGACGAGCCTGAGTTTCTGCGCGCGCTGGAGAATTTAACGCAAGCTCTGCGTCATGGCGTCGGCGAGACCCCGACCCACTACCACACGACATCGATCAAGCCCAGCTGGAGCGACGCGGAGAGCATGCGCTTCATCGCGACGATCGGTCGTCACCGTTTCTACGAGGAGACCTAAAATGCAGGAATTTGTATCGCTGGTGACCAGCACCGAGGCCGGGGCCTGGGTTGCGGCCCTTGCCACGTTGATCGCTGCGGCGAACGGCATCACCGCGCTGACGCCGACTAAGGTCGACAATAACGTGCTGGGCATCGCGCTCCAGATCCTCAACTGGCTCAGCCTCAACGTGTACAAAAACAAAAACGCGGATGATGTCTAGCTGGCTGTCTGCCATTGGTCAGATCGCCGGGATCTTTCGAGCGCTGTCCGAATGGTGGAGCCGGCGACAGTTGATCGAGGCCGGCAAACGCGAGGCTGAGGGAGAGAACAATGCCGAGCAGCTGGAAAAGATCCGCCGCGCAAATAGCGCTCGCATTAACGCTGACCGGGTGCGCGCTGACCACTACCGCGACTGACGTGTCGTGCGTCGCGTTTCAAATTATCAAGCCATCAAGATCCGACCTGTTGACCGCCGGCACCGAGCGCCAGATCGCCGAGCATAACGCGGCCTGGGAGGCGCTTTGCCGGTAAGGAGGGAGAACTGCCGCTTGATCATCCTCCTGATGCTGCTAAGCGGCACCCCCCATCGCTCCGCCAATTGGCCGACCGTAAAAATTTCCTGGTTCATTTTTCCTCCAATATCACCCTGCCCGCTTTGGCGGCTTGATCAAGGCGCGGGTTCAGATCGAGTGGCTCGTCTCCAGTGCTGACGCCACGCATATCGGAGATCGCGATCGTCATTAGTCTCGAGACCCCAGTCGCTTTCCTTAAATGCGGTCACCGTGGCGCTCGTCGACCAAGGATCATGGATAACCAATTGCCCATCTTTGTCGCGGTAGCATGTTTCGGGCACTATCTGGTCGTGCAGGTCGCAGCAGTCCTCGCACATCGGGCAAAGATCAAAAGCCTCGTCATCCTGCGGTATCCGCCACAAGTGCTCGGCATGAAAATAGCCGAAGCGCTCCAAAATATCCTCGCGCTGCTTCTTGCAGAACCGCTCCGCCCTCACAACGCGAGGGTCGACCCAAAACTCGCTCCAAGGCAGATTGCGCGCGGCGTGGACGGCCTGCGTCAATGCAACGGGCAGGTGCTTTTTGATGTCCTCAATTTCCTGTAAAAGCCATTTAGGGTCGCGTTTGTAAGGTGGCGCGATCCATTGATGATCCGCTACAAACTGTAGCGTCTCACGGGCTAAACCAAGACCTTCGTTCTCAACTTCGTTCGCGATCACCTTCATTTGCACTTTTCCTTGTGGATGGTGGTTGCTAAATACATGCCCTCTGCGGTCCTGATCCGCTCCCCGATCCAGCGCACGACCGGCACGGCCATGGAATTGCCCAAGGCCTTGTATCGAGGCCCGTCTGCCGCAGGCTTGCCGCGATAGGTGATGGCTGTGTAGTGGTCCGGGAAGCCCTGGAGCCGCTCGCACTCGATCGGCATCAAGCGCCGAACGGCGTCCGGGTAGGTAATGGCGTTAATCATCCCCACCGAGTTGCCCGCCTTAGCCCCCTGCGATCGCTCCCAGTGCGCGGTAAGGGTGTCTGCGACTGCGGCGACCAAAGGCGTCCCGCGGCCCGTTCCATCCTCCGATGCATCGAAGCCACCCCCGCGCAGGGTGTGGGTGACAAGCGTTTCGCTTTCCGCATTCAGGCACATTGCAACGACGGGATCTTGGCCTCGGCTCTCTCCGGCGCGCTCTACGCCGTGGCCACTCGCTGTAAAACTTGGTGCAGTTGGGGCGGCAACCTCTTCCCCCGCTTCTCGGCTCGGCGGAGGATGCCCCGACAAGCTGTCGCGCTCAAAAAGTACCGCCGCGGCACGTCGCCAGTCACCAAAATGCCCGACAACGAACACGCGCTTCCGTCGCTGGGCCAGGCCGAAGTATTGAGCGTCAAGGACTCGGTAGGACCACCCATACCCGAGTTTGCCCATCGCCCCGAGGAAGGCTCCAAAGTCCCGTCCGCCGTTTGATGACAAGACGCCGGGGACGTTCTCCCATACCAACCAGCGGGGCCGATAGCGGTCAGAGATGGCAAGATATGTGAGGGCGAGGTTACCACGCGGGTCATCCATTCCTCTGCGGAGTCCTGCGACGCTGAACGACTGGCATGGGGTTCCTCCAACGAGAACATCGACATCTGCATCCGGCCACCTCTGGAAATTGGTCATGTCGCCCCAGTTCGGGACGTCGGGGTAGTGATGCGCCATTACAGCCGCTGGGAAGGCGTCGATCTCGGAGCAGGCGATAAAGTCCCAGCCGAGCGGAGACCAAGCAGCCTCTGGCGCTCCGATGCCGGAACAGACGGACAGGACGTTCATGTCGCCTGCTCGCCCTGACAGCATTCATCTATAACCCGATGGCACGCCGCGCATTGGCTATGCCCGGCGACCCAGACTAGTTGCGGCACCGCGCCCTCTTCAGCCCATGCACCGCAGCGCGTGCAATAGATCTGCTCGCGCGGATCGGGCTCTGGCTCCGAGCGCTGCCCGTCGATCGCCTGCGGGCGGTTGACATGCAAATGCTTGGCGATCGGGTTTTTCATCAGGCTCACTCAAAGTGGCGCGCGGCTCCAGCCACTACCGCGCGCCTAACCGGGCGGAGAGGGATGCAAACGCCCTTGGCTGGCCGGCATTCCTCAAAACGGCACGAGCCAGAGCGCCGCTACAAAAGCGCTCGAAATAGCGGCCCAGCCGATCGCGTCTCCGATAGCGCCGCGCATCAGAACGGCATCTCGTCATTGAGGTCGTCGCTGGCTGGCGCTTGCCGGTCCCGGCTCCCGCCACCGTCTCCGCCGCCGCCCGCGCTCTTTGCGTCGAGCATGGTGAGTTCGCCGCGATAGCGCTGGAGCACGATCTCCGTCGTGTATTTTTCTTGGCCCTGCTGGTCGGTCCATTTCCGGGTCTGCAACTGTCCCTCAAGATAGACCGAGGAGCCCTTGCGCAAATACTTCTCGGCGACATCAGCCAGCCTATCGTTGAAGATCGTCACCCGGTGCCACTCGGTTTTTTCTTTAGCCTCCCCACTGGCCTTGTCGCGCCATCGCTCCGAGGTGGCGAGGGACAGGTTCACGACCTTGTCGCCGTTGCTCATGGTGCGGGCCTCTGGGTCTCGGCCCAGATGGCCGATCAGGGTGACCTTGTTGAGTGATGGCATTATGCTGCCTCCTTCTGGCTAATTTTGGTGCGGGTTTCGTTGTAGACGCGCTGAAGCTCGGCGATCTGCGCGTCGGTCAAGCGCTCATACTCGGGGTCGTCTTTGAGCGCAGCGCCGTTGGCCTTGAGGGCCTCGACGGTCATCGCGCTGCGGAGGCGCTCGGACCAAGTCTGGACGGTGCCGTTGTGCGCGACCGATCCGATCGCGTCGGCAATATCCGATGCCTGCTCTTGTCTGGTCGGCGGCGGCACGGGCGACAACGCGTCATCTGGTGGGATCTCTCCATCTGAATAGAAGAAACCGTGCAAGTTGACTGCGCGAAGCACAGCCCTATCAGTGGCGCGCTTGGTGGCCATGGCCACGGGATATGAGTTCTTATTGTTGCCCGGCGCGGCCTCGCCCCATGAGATGTACTGAATACCGTCTTTGACGACGACAGCCTTGGCGATGGCTGCGTTTTTCTCCGGCCAGTATTGCACGTCGAGATCAACCATCTGGATCGCCTGCGCGCCTGCCAGCAACTCGATGTATCTGTGCTTGATGATCCTCATCCCCGACTGCTTGTGCAGCCAGACCGCGTCCTGAATGTTGCTGCCCGGCGGGAGCAGGTCGAGCAGGCGGCGGTCATCACTACTTAAAGGCTTGTTCATCAGCTTCCTCCCTAGTGAGCTTGATGGTCCGGCGCTTGCCGGTGTTGATCAGGTCGATCCCGTGCCCGTGCGTCGAGCGCGCGTCGCTCGGGGCAAGATCCTTGAGAGCCTTGTCAGCGGCCTTGTGCTGAGCAGCGGCCTCGCGCGTGGCGATGTAGGTGCCGGCCGCGTCTGCCCAAGCGTTGCTCGCGGTCATATCCACGACGCGGTGCGGCACGGGCGGCGGCGGTGTGTCCGCTGGCGGCTCAAAATACGACGGGTCTGGCGGCGTATCCTCGACGAGACAGCGATGGAAATTGCGGTACAAGCGCAAAAGCTCGCTGGCATAGCCTTCGTCGATGTCGATGATGAACCGCGCCCACTTTGAGTTCCCGAAGAACACTGAAAGCTCGCCGGTCTTGACCTCGCGCCCGGTCGCGGCGGCGGCGCACAGGGCCTGCACATGAATCTGCGGGGTGTAGGTCTCCAGCAAGCGCGGCTCGAACGCGTCGCCTGCGGTGTGTTTGTAGTCTATGACCACGAGGCTGCCGTCATCGCTGTCGCGAATATCGTCGGGATGCGCGACCAGCCAGTGATAGTCTGGATGCGTGTATTCCTGCTCAGCTCCGACCGTGGCGAGCCCTGTTTCTTGAGCGTACCACCGCCGGTTTAGGGGCTCCGTGAAGAGCCCCATTTGCACGCGGAGCACGCGGCTTAGATCTTCCCGCTCTTTCCTGCCAGTCATCTCCAACCAGAGGTCAAGCGGCCCACCGGGGCGCAGCAGCATATAAGCCTTGCTTGCGCCAAGCTGGAACTTGGGGGCCTCACGCTGCATCGTCTAAGCCCTCGACTATCTGGACGGCGCGGGTGAGGTAACCGACCGCGTCCAGCGCAGCGGCGATGTCCGCATCATCTTCATGCCTCACGAAAGCTCGAACCAGCGCGACCCGCAGCTCCATTGCTTGCACCGGGTCCAGCGCGATGCGCGCGTCAAGCCGCTCCATAACGAGCCTCCTCGATCGCGCGAAGATCCGCCTCCATTTCAGCTTCGCGGATCAGCTGCTCAACAGCCTCCCGCTCGACGCCGGATGCGAAAAGATCGGCGGCGAACTCCTCGCGGAGCAGCTTATGGTTAGCGGTGATGTATTTGTCGTGGTGCATTGCTTTTCTCCTTCGTGCGCAAAAAATATCCTGCTCAGCGCACATTGTCCACAAAAACTTCACACGGGTCGCTCTATATAATGACGCGCTGATGATCTCGATCGCCCAGCTTATCCATTCCAGATGGTCAAGGGCGGGGAGGGGCGGTGCAATTTTTGTGGACAACGGTCGGGTCAATGCGTTATTCGTCGCCTATGGATATCGACACGCTCATAAAGCAGCTTGGTGGCGGCAGCGCTATCGCCCGTCGCCTCGGGAAACGGCGCACGGCTATCTCGCAGTGGAAACGCGTTGGCCTGCCCGACAAGGTCAGCGTCCGCGCCGCGCTCTTGGAAATGGCCGAGGATGCGGTCTTGACCGCTGAAGAGCGGTCGGCCATTCGCGACTTTTTAAAGGGGCCGCTGCGATGAGCTTCGAGCGCGATGATGAGTGGCAGCGCGACCTCAGAAACCGGGTCATCGTCCCGTTCTACGAGCAACGGACAGGGGGGCGGTTCGTCCTTTTGGACGGGGACGGACCTGGGCTTGCGCGGGAACTACAGAAACAGCTCGGCGTTGATACGCTTTTGCAGGCCGCCGATGGTCGCGCGATCGGGATCGAGGAGAAGCTCGTCCGTTGGCCAGAGCGGGGTCGCGCGTATACCGCTTTTGTGCTCGAGACAATGTCGAATATTAACGTCGGTCGCGAGCGCGACGGCTGGATGCGGACCTCCAGCGCTGACTATCTTCTCTACGGGTTTGAGCAGCCCGACGACACGGTCGACGCCTACCTGATCGACTTCCCAGCTCTGCGGCGCTGGTTCGAACCGCGCGAGGAGACGTTCGCGACTTTTGTGACGGAGAGCACGGCTGATAGCCCCAACACGTCTGTGGGCCGCGTCGTGCCGATCGCCGACGTCATGAACAACGTAACGTGCTGGAAGTTGGAGCTTGGGCAAGAGGCTCGAGCATGAGCGCCCGCGAGAAAGCTGCTGGGACGCGGTCGGAGATCAAGGTCCGAGACCTGCTGCCACCGGAGTGGTCCGCTGTCCGCGTCGATCGCCGTGCGGGGCAGCTCGGCGCTGAAACCAGCCATGATCTCGAGGCGACGATCGCCGGTCGAACGGTCGCGATCGAGGTCAAGCGCCGGCGCGGCGGTGACAAGCAATTGCGAGCGTGGATGCCGCCGGCTGGCATCGTTGTGACGGACGAGCCCCGCGCTGAGCCGATCGTTCACATGCCTATTTCGACGTTCATTGAGCTAGCAGGGGGCGGAAATGACTGAGGGCACGAGCGAGATCGTGCGCGCGATCCGCGATGACAGAAACCTAAGCCTGACCCCAGTTGAGCAGCTAGTGCTGATCTATATCGCGTCGCGACTGCCCAACGCGTATCCGAGCCAGCAGACGCTCGCCGATGAAGTCGGCGTGGACGCAAGGACGATCCGGCGTGCTATTCGGCGGCTGATCCAGGTCGGTGTTTTAACCGCGCGACCGATCGTGAGCGGCGGCGTCAATGTGTATCAGATACACCTCAATGGCGAGTTGACCCCCGGACACCAGTGTCCTACCCCCCCGGACACCAGTGTCCTACCCCCCAGGACACCCATGTCCTACCCCCCCGGACACCAGTGTCCTCCTAAGACCCCCTTTAAGACCAAAACTAAGACCAAAACTAAGACCAAAGAACTCTTGTCGTTTCACGACGATATTGAGCCCGCTTTCAATGCTTGGAACACGATGGCCGAGCGAGCCGGTCTCCCGACCGTGCAGCTGCGCAGTGAGGCTCGCAAGAAAACGCTCTCAAAACGACTTGGAGACGCCGGAGGCCTAGAGGGCTGGCTGGCCGCTCTCGACAAGGTGGAGGCCTCGCCATTCCTGCGCGGGGAGCGCGGAGCCTGGAAAGCCAGCTTTGAATTTGTCTCAAAGGCCGCGAATTTCGCAAAGATTATGGAGGGAAATTATGACGACAAACGTGGTTCCGATACCAACGGCCAGCCCGACAACAGCGCTCCAGTCGGATCGGCGATGCGAGCTTTCCTGGCGGTCATGGGCGGGCCTAACGATCGAGACCCGCAGCCGGACTGGCCAGGACGGCCAGATGGAGGTGGGAGCAACCCAGGTCACGATCGGCCCGGAGGTGGATCTGGCGGCGCTGCGCCGGGAGGTGGAGGAAGCCTGCCTGCCGGCAAGCCGCGAGCAGATCGTGATGGCGGTGACCAAGCTCGCGCTTGTCACGGCGCACTCGGAGAAATGGGACAAGTACAAGCTGTCGGTCTACGCCGAGGTGCTGGGTGAGTATCCCGGCGACGCCGTTCTGGAAACGCTGCGGGGCTGGATCAGACGCGGCGAGAAATGGATGCCGACCGTGCCAGATCTGATCGACAGCATCAGGATCAAGGCTCGTAAGCGGCTCGCCGTGCGCGAGGCGGTGGAGCGCGAGACCGAGCGGCGCGTGTTGAGGGAGATGAAATGATGGCTAAAAAAACGGAGAGGACTGTCGACCTAGAGGCGCTTGCTAGGCTGCTGCGCGAGCTTGAGCAGCCGTGTCCTTCTTGCCGGTGGCAGGACTGCGACTGGACGGTGCAGTCCACCGATGGAGACCTGATGCGCGCCGATTACCGGGACCGTGCTGCGCGCGTCCTCGACATGCTGGAGCTGACCCATGCGTGATCCGATAGTCCAACAGATCATCGACCAGCACCTCAAGCGCGCTGAGGAAGGCCGCCGGCGTTTCGGCGGCACGATGGATCAGAACACCATGCCGCCTGTGCAGCTGATCAAGGAGGCGATCGAAGAGGCGATGGATCTGTGTGTGTATTTGCAAGCCGCTGTTGCCAAGCTGGAGGCCGCCGCGCCTGCAAAGGCCTGGAAGCCGCCGGCGGATCTGGCGCGGCTGATCAGGGTCGTGTCTGACTACTATCAGGTGCCGGAGGCGCTGCTCTGCGGTTGCAGCCGGACGCAGGATGTAGCGTTCGCGCGACACGTCACGATCCACCTTGCAAGAACCAAGCTCGGCATGACCTACGCTGCGCTCGGCGCTGCTTTCGAGCGCGATCACTCGTCGATCATGCACGCGTGCCGGCGGATCGAGGATCGTCTGCTTTGGCAGGAAGAGCGCGGGCAAACCGATCTGGCGGAGGACATCGAGGCGATCTCGGACCAATTGGAGTGGCGCTGGTGAGAAGGTGGCTCCTGATCGCGATGCAAGACCTGAGCGGTAATGGTGACGTGTCGTGGCGGGCGATCACTGACGCGCCGATGACGATCGAGGAGGCTCGTCGCGCGTATGACGCCGGAACGCACGAGATGGCTCAGCGTCGGGCGGGGAGCGTGATGCAGCTGGTGATCATTGAGCGCCGGCAGAGGTGCCGGCCTCGCCACTATTTCGCGGCGCGACGCGGCGAGAAGTTTGACCTATGGCTAAAACGAAAAACCCGCTAGATCCGCCCCCGCTCCTGATCGAGACGCCGGAGCGCCGGCAGCATTCTCCCGTCGTCGATCAGGCTATGCGTCCGAAAGCCGGGAAAGCGGTCGAGACGGTGCGCAGGGTGCTTTACGAGCACCCACTCGATGTAATGCTACACCGAGCTTTGCTGACCGACCCGCAGCATGCCGCCGGGATCAAGGTCCGGCAGTACGCCGAGCTTGCGCAACTCAGGTCGCGCGTAACCTCCCGCTACGATCAGGGCGTCGGAGCCGAGGCCGGCCCGGAAGCGGAGGCGCATGCGCGGGAGATGCTGCGCGAGGCTCTGCAACCGCTCGACGCCAGGGAGCGCAGCGTGGTGCTGGGATGCTGCGCGCACGGCGAGTGGCCGGGGGTGTGGGCGTTACGGCGGCATTGGCCGACCGAAAAGCGGACGCCGATCGAGGCTCTGCGCAGCGGGCTGTCAGACATCGCTGCCCGCTGGCGGATCACCTAGCCATGCGACGCGCTGCTCCGGCGTCATGATCTCCAGAGCGTCGATCAGGGCGGTCAAATTGCGGCTGCTATTCGCGGAAGCCTTGGCGACGGCGCGCCATGTCACGCCGAGCCGCTGCGCCAGCTGCTTGGCCGTAATGTCCAGCGCCTGCAGGCGCATTGTGAGGTCATGTCTCGTCATGTCGGTGGATATAAGCGCGGGCAGAAAAAATGTCAAAAAAGTTCATGTGCCTCTCTTGATAATGCCCCGAAAGTTCATATATACAGTGTGTCAACAGGGGCGGGAAGGCCCGACCCAGTAAGGGAGAAAGACCATGAAGACGCTGCAAGATCTTATCGACGATACCTACGAGGCGGACGAAACGAAGTTTTTTGTCTTTTGCGATGCCGGCAACGGCTCCAGCTTTGGCGAGGCTGGTCAGACGATGACATACGACAAGGAGGACGGCGAAGCCTACGGCTATCTCGTCATGCGCCCGACCGCCGCTCACCGGGCGGACGATGGCACCGAATGCGCTTACGCGAGCGAGTGGGTCGATGGCGAGAACGGCTATCGGTTTCAGGTGCGTTTCTGACCCCGCCCCCAGTAAGGGAGAAAGACCATGAAGACCATCACTATCAACAACCGGCAGCACCACATTTCCGCAGCTTTAGAGCGCGCCATCATGCGAGCGAGCCTTGCTGGTCCGCTTGCCATCAGTGACTTTGAGGAAGGCGTCGGGCGCAACCGCAAAAACCCTGTCGCCGCAGCGCGCAACTTGGCGGAGCAAACGGCGGGCGCACTGACCGTTGCCCCCGTTTGGCGGGCGTCGTCGAAGATCCCCGCGAGGTGCTTAAAAGCGCGGCCTCGCGTGCAAAAGTGGATATTGCCGAACACGCGCCGGATCAACCTCGTGGTCAAGAAGCTGCGCGCGGCGGGCGAAAAGTCGTAACCCTTGGGAGGAGGACATGAGCAATTTTGCGATCGCCGAATATAACGAATATCGCACCGTCGCGGATCTTTTGTGGCATGCTCGCAAGCGCGCCGACGAGGCCGTGACCGCTTTTGGCTACACGCGAGGGCGTCCCGGCATCTGCTTTGACGATGTCGCGCGCCAACTGGAGGACATGCTCGCGGATCTACAGCCGACGATCGATCGCTTGGCGGAGGATACCGCCGAGGACTAGATGCTGTTGACAGCTCGGATCTCGAACTGTATCTTGTGTTTATCTCTATAACTCCGATGAAGCCCTGGCCCCGCCGGGGCTTTGTCGTTTGTGGGGATGGTAGCCAGATCCGCCTGCGAAGAATGGTGGGTCGGTCCTTTCTTGGTGCTCACGTGAAAGCCCCGATCCTCAGCCACAAAAATACTGGGTCGGGGCTTTTTCATTTTGAAAGCCTAAACATGCCTGAGCCCTCTTTTTTCGACCTGTCGGAAGCGCAGGTTGGGGAGGCGCGCGTCATGCTGCGGGAGACGAGTCAGGGCCGGGTGGACGTGATCATATTCGCGTCTTTCGAGGGCGCGGCGGAGGCCGAGGCCTGGGTGGACGCTATCCTGCCAGAGCCGGTGTATCACTGATGGCAAGGAAGTCGGCAAAGCCGATCGCCAAGACGACGAAGGGCAGGGGCCGTCACTACCTGCCAGCCAGCCAGGGCGCGGGCATGACCGCTGCCGGCCGGCGAGCTTACAACGCGAAAAACAAGGCCAACCTCAAGCCGCCGGTGACCGGCAAGAAGCCGTCGAAAGCCGCCGCGGCGCGGCGCAAGTCATTTTGCGCGCGGATGGGCGGCGTTGTGAAAAACGCAAAAGGGCCGGCGACGAGGGCGCGGGCGTCGATGAAAAGGTGGAAGTGCTGATGGCGCAGGGGCTAATGCAATACGCCGCAGCGCGTCAAGGCCGGCGAGATCCTCGGCCTAGTGAGATCCCGTCGCTCGACATTTACCGCCGAGCCAAGAGCTTTGCGCAGACTGACCCCGTCGAGGCTGGTCTCATAGGCGCGAGCATGCTGCCGGTGCCCGTGGTTTCGGATGCGGCCGGCTTCGCTGGCGACGTGCTTGGCATGATCAAGCGCCCGGAAGATCGCACGGCGGCAAACGCGGGCATGGCCGCGCTGGGGCTGCTGCCGTTTGTGCCAGCGTTTGGGGCCACTGTCCGCGCCTATCACGGCTCTCCGCATGACTTCGACAGGTTCAGCGTGGACAAGATCGGAACGGGCGAAGGAGCGCAGGCTTACGGGCACGGGCTGTATTTTGCGGAGAGCCCGGATGTGGCGCGTGAATATCAGCAACGCCTCGCGAATATCGACGCTTCAGAATTTGATAAAATTGGCATACCACCAAAAGAATGGAATGCCGCAACTATGTTCGCGCGCACTGCTGATGCAACACAAGCAGAAAGCGCCGCGCGGGACTTTGCGAATTGGACCGGGCGTGAAGTTACGCCGGATCTAGTGGAGGCGTATCGGAAAACTTTAAGCAGCAGAGGGCGCTTCTACGAAGTAGACATAGACGCGGACCCGCCGGACTTCCTCGACTGGGATCTGCCGCTGAGTGAGCAGCCGGAGAAAGTGCGGAAGGCGTTTCTTGACGATGCTGAAATGGCGGACGCCGCACAGATTCAAGCGCGACTAGACGATGACTTGTTGGCGCAGTTGCATGACGGGGGATCTAAGCTCTCGACGGAGAAGCGGCGTCAGTTAGAAGCGGATCTGCGGGCGTTTACGTTTACGGCGGAAACCCGAGGCGATCGCGTTTGGCAGAACATGGTTGAACAAGGGAACCGCGCCGGCGCTATCGGCGAACATCTTGACCCGAACAGCCCGCCAATGCGATCGGGCGGAAGCTGGGCGGCGGAAACGCTCAAAAACAAAGGCATCAAAGGCATCCGCTACAAGGACGCCATGAGCCGTGGCAAAGACGGCGGCTCCTATAACTACGTCGTGTTTGATGACAGTTTGATCGACATCAAGAACAAGAAATAGACCCGTCTGCCAAGCGTAGATCGGGCCTTAACCTTTTTCGACACTACTAAAAGGCTGGACATGGGACGCCGCATAGGACGCCCGCCGCATGAGCCGACGGACGAAGCGCGGCGCGTGGTCTGGGAGATGACCGCGTTTGGCATCCCGCAAGAGCGGGTGGCGCATGCGCTGGGCATCGATCGCTCAACGCTGCTCAAATACTACCGCGAGGAGCTTGATAGCGCTGCTGACGCGGCTGTGACCAATGTCGCGCGCAACCTCTACTCGAAGGCGATCGGCGACGGTCGCGAAGCAATGACTGCCGCGATCTTCTTCTTGAAAACGCGCGGCAAGTGGTCTGAACGGGACAAGGACGATCGACAAGGTGGGAATGCCGGCACGCTCACGATCCGATGGGAGGACGACCGAGATCGTCCTACCGTATCGACCGAGGGCGGCGCAGAGTGACCTGCATCATGCGCTCAAGCGCTTTAGCGTTTTGGTCTGCCATCGCCGCTTTGGGAAAACGACGTTTGCGGTAAACCATGCGCTGCGAGCGCTGTTCTCGGCGGGACAGCCGGGTCGGCGCTATGCGATCGTGCTGCCGCTCTACCGGCAGGCCAAGCAAGTCGCTTGGGACATGCTGAAGGACTACAGCCGCTGCGTCCCGATAGCGACCTACAATGAGGCAGAGCTTCGCGCCGACTTTGGCGACATCGGACGCATCCAGCTGTTTGGGGGCGATAACCCCGACACGCTGCGAGGCCAAGGCTTCGACGGCGTGGTGATGGACGAGGTCGCGCAGATTGACCCGCGCCTCTGGGGCGAGGTGATCCGCCCGGCACTGGTCGATCGCAAGGGCTGGGCGATCTTTCTCGGCACGCCGAGAGGGCGGAATGCTTTCTACGACCTGGTGCAGCAGGCCGAGGAGGACGACACCGGCGAGTGGATGGTTGCGGTCCGCAAGGCGTCCGAGACCGGGATCGTCCCGAAAGACGAGCTGCACGCGGCCAAGCGCCAGCTGACGCGGGAGCAGTATCTGCAAGAATTTGAGTGCAGCTGGACCGCGAGCATTCGCGGAGCCTACTACGCCCGCGAGATGGAGGATCTGACCGAGGCCGGCAGGATCACGACGATCACGCCGCCGGGCGATGTCCTGGTGCATACGAGCTGGGATCTGGGGATCGGAGACGCAACAGCGATCGTCATGTGGGCGATCGTGGGCCGTGAGGTCTGGGTCGTGGACTATTACGAGAACAGCGGTGTCGGCCTCGCGCACTACGTCGAGCACTTGAGGTCGCTGCCGTATCGCTACGGAAACCATTTTCTGCCGCACGACGTGCAGGCTCGCGAGCTTGGCACTGGGATCACGCGCCAGGAGACGCTCGAGCGCCTTGGGCTGCGGTGCGAGGTGCTGCCGCAGCAGCGTGTGGACGACGGCATCAATGCCGTGCGCAACCTGCTGCCGAGGACGTGGATCAGCTCGGAGAGATGCCAGCGGTTAGTTGAGGCGCTCCGACAGTATCGAGCGGCATGGGACGACAAGCGGCAGATGTACCGGGCGACGCCGGAGCGAGACTGGACGACGCACCCGGCTGACGCGGTGCGATACATGGCCATGGCGGTCGCCGAGGCCGAGGTGGACGTTGCCGGCTGGGCGCAGAAGCCTTCCAACGACACAGCTTGGATACGCTAGATGGTGATGATCGAAGAAACGGTGGAGATCGAGGAGGTCGGCGAAGAGCAGACCCCCGATGCGTCTACCGAGGATGAGCTGATCAATATCATCCAGGCCGAGGCCCAGGATGCGATCGGCTATGACACCGACACGATCGTCGAGCGCCGCGCGCTGAACCTGTCCCAGTACCTGGGCCAGCCGCAGGGCGAC